AGTGCCCCTGTTTAGAAAAATATTTACATCCGCTCTTACATGATCTGATACAACACAAGAGTCATTATCTTCATCATACATTGCATCAATTAAGGCTTCGCACTGATTTACATTTAAGACGTTACGTTTTCTACCGATAAAATTCTCAAATTCCATCCTATTTTCCGATATTATATTTCGGACATAACTCCCATGAATCTTTTTCTCTAAAAGGTAAAACTTTAATTTGCCTTAATGGAGCTACGTCTTTTGCCTGTTCTTTGTTGACAATTGTCACTAGTCCCCAATCAGATAACAAAGTTGTAATAGTGTTACGTATTTGAATATCTGTTTCCTCAAGTGTAGATTTATTACCATCGAGTAAAAAAAGTTCTTTAAAGTGAGTGATAAAATATCTGCCCTGTTTATGTAAGATGTGACAGGACTGATATAACTTTTTATCTTTTCTCGATGCGATTCCGATACGAGTTAAAGTTTCTTTAACTTTTAAAAAATCATCTGGCTCATTTAGTGTCACTTCAAGCATTTGCTCTGGCGACCAATTAACCAGATTTACCTCTCTTTCTTCCGCCATGATCTACCTTCTTTTTAATTATGTTTATTTGCTCAGCAGAAAGTAGTGAAAGAGCGGAACGAGCCTTTTCGTTGCTATATCCATAATATTCTTTCACCGCCTCAAAACCATCATCCCTCGTAATCTTGTTCCACTTGGAAAATCTCTTAGGATTTTTTCTTATTGTATTTATAAAAAAATCATTTTGAAGCTTATGGTCAAGGTGACTTGCTTGGTTCATTTCATTAGCCAGCAAGACAGTATCTGGAAAATATGAAAAAGCTCTATTCACCATAAAAGGCATGTAAGCCTTTTCATCTAAATCATCTTTAATAATATCTTTCTTATTATTGATCGCTTTTACGAACTCGAATGGATTGCTCATTTGTTGCTACTCTATGCCGCAGGTCAGAAGATGAGAAACGATGATCTCTTTTATTATAGTGAAGTTCGATATTGCGTTTTGCGCAAATGGCTCTTCCGGTAAATTTGCCGTTTTTATACTCTTCGCCAAGGATACGAACATCAATATCAAACATATTTAGTATATCCTCCAAATCGCTTTCAGTATCATAAGGAATTATCTCATCAACATATTCAATTGCTTCTAACTGAATATATCGTTCGACCAACGTTTGAACAGGCTTGTTCTTTTCTTCCCTATCAATACTAGGATCAGTTTGTAACCCAACAATCAAATAATCGCAAACAGTTTTTGCTTCACGGAGCATCATTACATGACCAGCATGAAGTAAATCAAATGTGCTACAAGTAAAACCAACTTTCATTTTACATCATCCAAGTAACCGATGAAGTCCTCGACTACATCTTTTGTGAGATTTTCAGTATCTATATCTCTGTTTACATTTACTAAACCATAATAAAGTTGAGGAACAGTGCGATGCCCTTGATCCAGAACTATAAAGGCTTTTGCTTCACTGTCTTCTTGAATATTTACTACAGAATAATCAAACCCCCATTCTGTAAGTTTAGCTTTCATCATATCACAGTAAACACAGTTATTTTTGGTGTATACAATTAGTTCATTATTCATAGTTCTCTCATTTCATTCGGCACAAAAACATAATCAATACCTAATACTTTTCTTAGCATATAATTATGGCGATCAAAATATTTTAAAATTAAAATAATTTCTGACAAAATTAAGGCATCAACATTAATTTCTATTACACAAATCGGCCGATTCCGCTGAATTGTTTGGGTAGCGCCCTTTAGTGCGTCATATTCATGCTGCTCAATATCAAGTTTTAATAAATCAACATCATCAAATGCGTAAGTGTCAAGACGAGATACTTTACATTTATGTTTAAAATCTAAAAGTTTATGATCACGTCCTTTATAAACTCCTGATCTTTTTCTAACCTCAGTTCTCTCGCTTTTAAAAACATCCTTGATATATCCATGAGCATAATATGCGGTGCCATCATACGAGCTCAACCCATTATTATGCAAATTTGCGTTTTGAACATTAAAGTTATTTAAATTTTCATGTAAACATTCATAGACGTCTTCTCTTATTTCAAAACACTCAATGTTCTCGCACATATCTTTAAAATATAAAGACCACCATCCGTAGCTCGCCCCTCCGTCAATGAATCTGCGAAAGGTTTTCTTATATCTCAAGAGAAGCTTTTTCAGAGGAGCGTATTCTTTATCAGCTAATTTATCTACATAGTTCGAGGAAAACTCTAAAGCCCTCTCTATCGTCTTCTGATGGTCGTTTGGCAGGACTTGCCAGATCATTGCCATTCAACTTCGGCCATTAGTTCAGTCAAACATGCAACTACATTCAGTTCATGGTCTGCTACAAATGCATTCTTATATTGATAATCTGCTAGAATGAGTACAGCTCGGGGAATGCTACTCGGCTGAATTGTATCAAGCATACTATCATAAATGCTACGGAAAATACCAGACGTGTCTGTGTCCATGTTATTACTTACCCATGACCTCATCTTTTTAAAATCTTTGTTTTTAAGATATCCGATAAGATCAGAAACAGCACTATTGGAGAGCAAGCTAAGAATACCAGTGTCAATAGTGCCAGAGAGAGAATAACGCTGACACTCATTAATGACACGCCGCCAATCAGGAGCAAACCGAATAATAAGTTCTGCCAAAACTTTTTTATCATAGGTAATGTTTTCCTGATCGAGAATCCAAGTCAGACGTTTCATAAACTGGCTGCTCAATTCAGCCATAGTCTTCTTGTTTGTATTGAATTCATACACACCGCATCTTGAATGTAGAGGTTCAATGATACGGTTTTTAAAGTTACAAGTCAGGATGAATCTACAGTTATCAGAAAATTCTTCGATAAATCCACGTAGCGCTGGTTGGAATGATTGTGCGTTAAGATAATCAGCCTCATCGAGAATGACTACTTTGTGTCCGCCTCTTAACGAAACCGTTGACGCATATTGTTTAATCTTATTCCTCAACGTATCAATGTTACCCTCTTCAGAGCCATTGATAAGTATCCAGCCAACATCCATTTCATTACAAAGAGCTTTCGCCACCGTGGTTTTACCCAATCCAGCAGTCCCTGAGAACAGCATATTAGGGATTTCATTAGAATCTTTAATTTGCCGGAATGTCTCTTTAAGGGATTCGGGTAAAATACATTCGTCTATGGTTTGCGGACGGTATTTTTCGGTAAATAAGAACTCACTCATTATTTCGCCTCACTAATTTAGGAGCATACTATATGTAAAAAAGAGTGGGAGTAAACCCCCACTCCAAAAATTCTTATTCCCCTTTGATCGCCTCAAGATTTTCAATGTATTGAAACGAACAACCGTTTAAGAAATAAGTCATATGTTCAAGAACTTCAGCTAGATCGTCTTCTGAACGAAAGGTATGAACATTTTCTCGGACTCGATCATGATCCTCAAATACGTTACGAGTCAACGTATATTCAGTATAATATCCGTCTCTCATAATCAATCCTCATCATCAGCTTCTTGTTGCCGCTCTTCAACCTGTTGTACAAGTTGAACGCATTGATCACGCAGTTGCCCGACAGTCGAAAACTCTTCGCCTTTGAAAGCGCCACGTTGTGCAATAGCATCAAGCACAGCAATTGTAGACCGAGAAACCTTTGCGCCAAGTTCTAGAAATTCAGCATCATTCATAAAATTATCCCTTTTTGTTCAGAGCAATCCAATAAGTTAAATCCTTTTCAGTGTGCTCAAATTTACTGATCAGTTTAGAAGAAACTTCAACGTTGTAATCTCCAGCGAGAAGCTTCAGGTTATCAATATTGATACTTAGTAAAGGAATATCAGGGTTAATAAATTCCCCTTCAACCTTCACGGTACAGCTATTAGCCGTATCGTTTGTCATATCATCAATTGATAGGACGACTGAGCCAGCTTCATCACCTTGTTTGAAATAAATCTTCTTGTGCCCATGAATTGCGGCACGCTTACGAAGTCGGCTCAGAATTTTAGATGTCAGAACAAACTTAATGTCTGGTTCTGGCATGTTTAAATCTTTATTAGGTGGCGAGGAAACAAGGTTATCGCCAGAGTAGTAATAGGTGCTATCACCCATATCATCAGAAATTTTCATAAAGTTATCATGATAACTAACTTCAAATTCTTCTGATTCAAAACAAGCAACAAACTCGCTTACATCATAAATCCTAAATTCCTTTGGGAACTCAAAATCAAAAACAGCTTTAGCCATAATGTTATTTGTTTCAGACAAAGTCCGTACAACATTACCTGGCTCAACTGCAAGGTTTTGATTAATCGTGCCGAAATTACGGATCACTTCAACTGCTTCAATTTGCATCTTCACTTATCCTCATTTAGATCATGCACATGAATTGCCATAATGGCATAATGGGCGATTTTCATTAAATCATCACGGTTCCGACCGCCCTTCCTTCCGTACCGTTGAGCATACTTCATAATATTGCCAATACAAAACCCTTCGCCGTGTCCTGCGTCGATAATAAATTCAGTAGCTTGAAACTTATTTTGTGAATAATGTTTATTGTATGTAGCGTCTACATATTCATATAAATCCCTCAAAATCTTTTCTTCATTATATTTCATTCTGTAATCCATGTAAAGTTTTATTTAATCTTTGAGAAATTTTTATCTTTATAAAACTCAATTTTGTGATTGAACCTATTGTCCAAAATTTCTCCCTTATGCGAAATAACAAAAACATTTGAATCTTCTTCAAGAGAGTAAATAATTTTAAACAAGTTTTCAATCCCGTCATTGTCAAGTGAAGAATCAAAAGTCTCGTCCAAAATAAGTAGGTTAGTGGCAACAGAGTTTTTCATTCTAGCTATTTTTCGCCATGTAAATAATAGCGCCAAATCAATTCTCTGTTTTTCTCCTTCAGAAAAACTTTCATATGAAAAGTTATCTCTATGCCTAGACCTTATTACTTCTTGGAAAGATTCCGTCAACTCAAAGTATACGAAAAAATCCAGTATTTGTAAATAGCTGTTAATGTAATTGTTTATTACTGGTATATATTCTTTAATAATCTTAGTCTTAATACCAGTATCTTTAAGCATTTCCAACATGAGTTGAATATAAGAATATTCAGAATCTAATTCGATTTTACTTGTATATAAACAATCTTTTTCATCTTGATAGTCCGCCAAGTCTTTAGTTGCAGATGCGAGGTCTAAAATTCCAGTTGGCGTTATTTTAATTTTTCTTTTCGCATCTTGAAGATCACTCACCTTCTGTGATAATCTTGCTTCAGTCGAACGCAGTTGAGATTTTAATTCATTATATTTCTCTTGCTTAGTCTGTAGTGTTTTATAGCGACTTTTGCTATCTTCAACCACTGAACCTATTTGCTCAAACGCCTTTTTAATATTCTTTGCCTTCTCCTTTGATTCAAGATTTTTCTGTTTTTTAATCTTTGCATCAATCTCTTGGGTACAAGTCGGGCAAAAGTCATTTTCCTGAAAGAACTTATTCTCTTCAACAAGGCTTTTCATATCCTCCTTAGATTGAGCCCATTTAAATTGATCTTCCCGCAATATATCAGAAGCTACCTTTACCTCTTGATCCACGGTAGAATATTTGCGAGCGATAATTTCTTTGATTTGATCAGCTTCTGATCTGATGACTTCGATAGTCTCATTAAGCGCCTCAATGGCGATCTTGTCTTGCCGTGTTTTTTCCTCGTTAAGATTCTCAAGATCATTGATATACTTCCTTTGCACTTCAATTTTATTTTTGATAATAGAGATTTCATAATCTTTATCTCTAATATCATTTTTAATTTGACTTGCATTATCTTTGAGAATACTGTTCATCTTTGAGAATACATTGATGTCCAGTAAATCTTCAATCACTTCTCTACGTTGTGCAGTCGTAAGCTGCATAAACGGAACAAAAGAAGAAGAACCTAAAACCACAATCTGATTAAATGATTTATGATTTAATTTTAAAATATTTTGTTCTAGGATTTTCTGAAATTCTTTTGAATGACTACTTTCATTAATTACATCGCCATTCTTATAAATTTGAAAAACATTAGGTTTTACGCCACGGATGACTTCATAGTTTGAAGGTCCGATAGAAAATTCGATTTCAACTAAACAATCTTTGTTATTGATTGTATTAATAAGCTGTGGCTTATTGATATTGCGATATGGTTTACCAAATAAGCCAAATGATAATGCATCTAACATCGTTGACTTACCTGATCCATTATTTCCAATTATCAAAGTATTTCTACTTTGGCGTAAGTCTATCTCAGTAAAAGAATTACCTGTAGACAGAAAATTTTTCCAACGGACCTTTTTAAATACAATCATTCATCAATTCTATTCTTTGTAAAAAAATTTACCGTAAATCTTTTATTAAATTTATCTTCGTTTTTAAATGAATGCTCTTCTTTTGTAAAGAATAAACATTTATTTTCTTCCCAATCTATAGCTCTCTCAGGTTCAAAAAATATGGTTCCAAGGGATTTCTTGGGGTAAATGTATATAATTGCGTTTAAATCACGCTTTACATGAGCATGCCTATAAAATTCTTGCCTAGTGTCAGTGTACTGAAATTCAATACGAAACTTCTTTATATTGAAGTCAGGCGAAACTATCTGTTTTCCATAATAATTTAACTTAGATTTATATTGATCAACAGTTCCCTTTAGGTACAAATAAATTTTATCCTGTAGTTCTTCCTCGATTTGATAGTTATACCGCTCATCAAACTTTCCTGACCCTTTCAGGACGAATCTAGTTTCTACGCCAAACTCTTCATTACTTGTATAATACCAAACACACTTAATACATTCAGTCAAATCAAGATTGTCTATTTCTTGTGAGAAATTTTTAAATTTAAGGTATAAATTTTTATTAAGAAAGTTCCTAACTTCAAGCATTACATGATCTCAAGTGTCTGTGCTTCTTTATACACTTCTTTCATTTTTAATTTGATATATGATTTATCCAAATCTGTTTCGGTAGCGTCAACATAATCATCTAACAGAGATTGAGTGTCATCCACTGAAACATCAATATGCTCATTAACAGGCAAGATATCGCTGAAGTTTTCTACTATTTTTAAATCATGAAGGTCACACTCTTGAATTTTATCCATGAACGTATCAAACTTCTTTTGATCGCTTCTTGCTTTCACGATGACTTTAACAAACTTATTTGATAGGTCTGGTGCGATCATTTTCTTTGAATCATCATAATTGATCTTAGCGAATAAAGTATGCGGATTATGAATAGGAGTAAGCTCTAGCGTCTCTGTGTCGAGGATATGAAAAAACTTTTTATCATCGCAGTCTGACCAAAAGAATTCTAGCTGCGATCCTAGGTAGTGTACATTACCTTTTGAGGATTTTGTATGATAATGCCCAGAAAATACAGCCTTGAACTTAGCAAACTGTTTTGCGCTCATTCCATGCTCGCTAAGTATGCCACGCTGCATTTCAAACCCATTTAATTCAAGATGCCCTGCTAAAAAATCTGCATCGCATGTTTTGATAAACTCCTCAGATTCCCTTTCGTTTTCTGAACTAATCCAAGGCAGGAGAGCGATTTTACGTGACCCATATTTTAAAACTGTAGGCTTCTCAATGATAGCAACCTCATTAATAAAGAATCCTAGTAATTCCTTCAAAGAGTTCGGGGTATTGGTATCTTTAAAATATGTATCGTGGTTGCCCGGAATAATATCCATGTGCACACCAAGCTGGCGCAAAGGCTCTAGGAATGTTTTTCGATTATGATACAGCGCCTTTATATTAATGGCTTTGCGATTATCATAATAATCACCCAGATGAAGAATTTGTTTAATGTTATGTTTTTTCAGATATGGAAAAAACGTTTCGTTGTAAAACTTAGCCGCATTATCTAAAAATATATCAGAAGAATTACGGATACCGAGATGTGTATCATTTAACAGTGCAATTTTCATTTTACGATATTAGCAAT